GGTGAAAAGAACTGCTGTAGACCTGAAGAAAGTGCGAGAGGAGTTGGAAACTCGAGATGATGCAGAAAATCCATTGAGGTTTGACCCAAAATTGATGAATTACGGTCAGCTCCAAAAGGGAGATGATTACGCAGCCTTTCGAGCTGGGGTGTCACAAAGGATCGTATTTTCGACGCTGGAGGAAAATGAGCGATTGAGGCATCAAGAAACAAAAGTGTTCGGTCCTGCCCTATTCGAAGGGTTCAAAAGAGCTTTCGGATTACGCAAGGAAATGGAGCCATTCGACGAAGTAGAATTTGAGAGGTGTATATCGAGGTTCGATCAACGAAGAGCAGAGAGGTCCCAAGCGATGAAGAAAGGATCTCTAAACAGAGCTGAACCAGATTTTGGAAATTGGTTGACAGCCAAAGCACAGTTGAAGATGAAGGATGACTTACCACCCAAAGCAAAACCATTGCAAACGATACTACTGCATGGTGACGCATATTTGTTCGCGATGGGTCCGGTGGGTATTTATTTGCTGGACAAAATATTAGCTGATTGTCCTCCAAACATTTATCTACATGTGAAGAAAACATTTTCAGACCTCAATTCGTGGTCACAAAAGTACGCGAAGAAAGGTGGCTGGGAATGTGATATAACGGGTTTTGACGCAAATTGTGATCACAACACAGTAGCAGGCTTCGCCGCTTTGATGGAATATTATTCGATCCCAGCTCCTTTAATAGAGCTATTTTGGGAGTCAAAGTCGACCGTGAGGACGCAGCTGGGAGTTCATGCATTTGCAACTTTTAGTGGGGAGATATTCACATACCTCATTAATACTTTCAAAACGATAGCAAGGAGATTTACAAAAACTTCGATTCCCTATGGAGCTGCTTACGCGGCAACCGGAGATGACGAGGTATGGTTTGAAACCTACCCAGATAATCCGCAGTGGGATCAACTAAGTCAATACGATCACTCAGAAGAGAAATTATTTTGGGTTCCAGTTCCCACACTGGCATCAATGTGTTTGACACCAGTGGGAGCTTTTAAAGAACCAACCTTGTTGTATAGAAGATTACTAATAAATGAAGAAAGGGGCAAACTCGACGATGTATTCACGGGGTATTTGTTAGAATGGATGACAATCTACCAACTGGGTGACCAGTTAGTGGACGTTTTGACAGAAGACCAACAAACAGCACAACAGTTAATGTCGAATGAGTTCTTCAACATGAAGAAAGTCACTGGGAAAGGATTCCGGTGGCCGAAGATAGACCAGTTTAAAGCAGAGTTTTTCTCAGACAAAGTGAGTGTAGAAGGTTTAAACGCATTTGCAAGAGATGTTTTTGCTGGGGATAAATTAGCCCAGGACATCCAAAATACTTGGGATTTTTCGAACATCACAAATCCAGAAATAATACAAGCGACATCAAATGAGCTCAAATCAAATATCTCCAGTGTCTGGCGAAACACTTGGGCAGACTCTGACGGAGCCTAGATCAATAGTAGGAGATCAAGTGTCGGGTCAACAACAGTTACCCTTCAAATTTCAAATACTTTACAATTTTAATGGACCTGATTTTAAGAGTTATAGTTTACAAAATTTCGTAGAGAGCTTAAGCAATGGGGTCACTTTCCCGGTCTTGACGTTGGTAGACTTCGAGATAGAATATAGCTTAGGCCTTGGACAATATTTCGCGTTCGGTTTTTGGGATCAATCTGAAGGGATCGATAGTTCAAACATCCTATTGGCTTCACAAAGAGTTCAAGCGTTTGGAAATTTAACAACTGTAGGACAGACATCAAAACATGTCTTCACAGTTTTATCAGGGGCAAGCCCCCAAATAGTACCAGTACCATCAAATGGCAGGACTTTAAATTTTGG